GCATTTGCTTGAGCTTGAGCTTGTATTTGTTGCTGTTGTGCTGCTTGATCTTGAGCTTGCTTTTCTTTTCTTCTATACTTAAGTATTTGATTAGCTAGCGTTAAGTTTTTAACCTCTCTTATATCAATAGCATCTTCTAAATATATTTGACCAGACTGCAATGCAACCTGTATATTTTGTTCCAGCATAGCTTTTTCTTCTTCTTCCGGTTCTAATTCTAAATAAATACCAAACTCATATAAATGAAGAGTAGCCATTTCTTCTAGGTTTCTAGCATTAGTTAAAGAAATACTTTGCATTAATGCTTCCTTGGTTAACTCAAACCCTAAAGCATCAGCAATTCTTAAAGAAACATTTTCACAAGTTCTAAGGGTTATGTATAAACTAGAGTCTAATATATGTTTAGTTGCAATGTTTGAAGCGTTAGCTGCCATTTTTTGTAAACCAACTAAAGCATTAGGATCTGGCATACTACCATCTCTAGCTTCATTTAAACCGGTTACATCTCTTATCATTTGTAAATAATACTGATAAGTATTGATTAGTGATGCTATTTTTCCATTAGCACTAGATGATTGTAATTCTTGAATAGGTACTTTACCTCTATTAGGATCTCCATCTTGCGTAAGCGATCTACCAACAATTGAACCAGTTTGAAAGTACATGTTCAATGCTTCTTGTGGATTATAGTTTGTTCCGTTACCTAGATCAACCTCAGCTAATCCATCAACATCTACAAACACACCATCTGGTACCATTCTTTGTATAACTTGTTGTAGTTTTAACGATGTCAATTGTATCATATCAGCAAAGCTAGTGCATCTACTAACTAAGGATTCTATACGACCTTGGTATAAATTAGGCGCACACAAAGTATAATTCATGTTTACTTTAGTTATGTTTCCATTTGGCCTTGTCATGTTTTCTGCAAGCTTCCATTCTAGCATCTGAGGAACTCCCATAACTTTAGCTCCACTGAATAAGACTTCTATACTTCTTGAAACTCTATCAAAATTATCGCTTGGTGGTGGATTAAAGTAATCTGGCTTTTCTATAACTTTTTCTAAACCGCTTTCTGTTCTTTTTATTTTAAAAACTTGGTCAATAAATGTTTTGTATTCAAAAAATAATATTTGAACTAAATCGTTATCATAATTTGGATTAGCTATATACCCATCACGACCAGGGTATTTAGTCATTTTTTGTAACTCTTCATCAGTAAGATATGGAAATCTTTTTTTAATTTCAGCTAAAGTCATAGACTTTATCTCACCAACATAATATATGTCTTCAAAATTAGGATCATTAGTGTAGGAATAAACTAAATTTGCAGGATCAACATAATCAATCACAACACCTTCGGATTTATTAAAAGAAGTTTTTACAGCACCTATACCTATAGTTACTATATCCTCAACCATTCTTTTTTTAGTTAAATCATATTTATTAAAAGCTAAAGTATTATTAATAGCTTCTTCTTCTGCAATCTCTACAGCCTGTTTGTAGTTTAATTGCATATGAACCTCTAATTCTTCTTTTGATTGTGGCAATTTAGAAGCATCTGAGGCATATAGATCTAAACCAGTCACCTCTTGTATTTTATTTAAATAATCTTGAGCCTGCATGTCTCTAAATATTCCCCCTACATAATCAGTTCTTTGTTTTAAAGAAAAGGGATCTTGAGAGTAAGCTTTTAAATCATATTTTTTAGCAGCTATACCATTAACAACTATATCTACAAACTTAGGTATAATTGGTACTGGCTTCCAGTCTAAATTTAAATAAGACAAATCACCATTAATAGACAATTCATCTTTATATTTTTGTACATTCTGCTCTCCACGAGCATATAATCTTAAATTGTGAAAGTTTTGATAACCTGTATTCCATCTGCTTCCATTAACTCTACCACCTCTAAACCATTCATATTCAATAGCTTGCCCAACCTTTGAACCATATTCTAACGTTCTCTTTTCTTCCTCAGATACCATCTGACTTGGAAACGCACTATTAACACCAGTGTTTAATTTCATCTATTAATTATTTTTGATTCATTACCTCTATTGTCATATCTGGAAAAATTTAAATTCAATGGTTCTTTCACTGTTTCGGCAATGGGTCTGTACTTATTTTTATTGCAAGCCATTATAGCTAATCCCGAACTAATTGAGGCATCGTGTTTTGTTCTGTCATTTATATTAAATGAAGCCCAGTCTTCAAGCGTTCTTTGAAAATACATCGTTCCATATTGTTCGTTGTTATATCCAACAAACATTTCAATATAAGCTTCAATAGCAGCAGCATGTGCTTGCTTAATGTCTTCACTTGAATTAGGTATTCCACCTATTTCTTTTTCTGTTACAGATAGTTTATGCATTGTCTTGTCTGGTCTGTTCATTGAAAACCCTCTGTAACCTCTTCTTTTAAAATAATACAAAAGTCTTGGTTTATTGTTTTCTGCAAGTATTGGCATACCATAAAATACACAAGCCATAAGAACATCTTCAAAAAATATTTCAGCAGTTGGAGGTCTAGATATATATTCTAAAAAAAATAAATTAGGTGGACAATCATCCATTGTAAACTTAGTCAAACCATGAAGTGATCCTTTAGAACCTCTACCATCCACTGTTCCTGATATATCGTAACTGTCACATCCAAAAGCTCCCATGTGCTCGTTAGCTGGAAACTTCATACCATTTTTTATAACAACAGCATTTTGTTGGTTAACACCTGGTATCCAAGAAACCATAAACCTTCCTTGATTACTTGGTATAAATCTAACCTTACTATCTTTAATCCCATCTTCCCAGTGAAAATTACCCTGAGTAACTACCGCTGAGTGCTTTAAATCTTCATTATAATCTATTTGTTCGTAAATTTTAGTTAGATTAAATAAAGATTCTTTAGTCTCATCTCTGAACGCATGTTTTTCTGTACGTGGAAATTGTCTATATAATTCATTAAGTCCATCAGGATCATCCTTAAGACCATCTACTTCATTCTCCCAGTGTTCAATGACACCGATTTCAATCTCTTGGTCATCGATTCCCTTAACTGGCGATTTCGGAGTTTCAAAGACAGGGTATCCATAAGTATCGATGTAGCCTTCGTAGTTCCATTCCATAGGTATGAACAAAGAATATAGTCCTGAGCTAGTCTGTCCATTGCGGTTTCTTTTTGTGACATTTGATCCATCATATAATTTCTTGTAGTTTCTACCTCCTTTATCTAAAGCGTTTGACGTTGATCCCATCATACACTTGCCAATTATTCTACTACCTAGTCTTAATGTTGTTTTTGTTACCCTCCAGTTATTAAGAATGTTTTCAGGTCTTTCCCATTTACCAGCCTCATCATGGACAAGGAGCATAAGTTTTTCACCATCATAAGAGTTGTCACCTGTATTTTTCCAGTCAATAGTTGTATCGAGTCCAACCATTTCCTCAAGTCTTTCGTTTGAGTCGAGTTTTTTTCTTGTAAATTTAGATGCTGGAACCCTGTAGGCAAGTTCAGTTTTCGGTCGGTCCATACCATCTTGAATCGGTTTGAAAAAGAATGGGTAATTAACCGAGATCGGTACAATTTTGTCTGTAAACATCTTTTTAGCATCTGCTCCAGATTTTGAGAGGACACCGAATCTTGCATCACTCGAGATCGTTGCCATATTAACCGTTTCACCGGAAGCCATAAAAGAGAATCCTGACCTTCTGTTTTTAAGGTATGCCATGCCATAGCACCTTGTATCTGATTTACACGCTTCCCAGAAAATAAAGAAAAGTCTGTTTGCTTCTCGAAAGTCTGGCTGCCCAACATCAATCTTTGACCATTGCAAATACATGTAGTGAGTACCAGTAATATAAGTGGCAACACCTTTGTTGTAAAACCAAAACCCTTCATCACGTCTTCTAAATTCTTCATCAATGTAATCATGTAATTGTTCTTTAAATGTATCTGGATAAGCTTTCCAATCAAATATAGTTTTAATTTGTTTAAGCTCTTTTCTTTTTTCAAATACTTCCCAATATTGATCCTCTGTCTTTTTAGATCTTTTAAAAGGATTATCTTCTAATGGTAAAGCAATTGCAAGATTTTGTATTTC